GGTCGTGTCAATAATACCAACGTCACAGTCAATGTCGATCCAGATATGGTTCGTACTATTGTCGATCAAGATGGTGACCAATATATGGATCAGGAGATGATACATGGCTCTTAAACAGAAAGTAACTTTGGAGATTCACGACAAGCCTAAAGCTGGAAACTTGATACTCCGTACTTCTGATCTAAGGGTTGACTTCGACATAAGGGTAATACCGGGATTTTCTCAGGCTAAGTTTGTTATATATAACCTGAACAATTCTAGTGTTACTAACCTTATGTCGGGAGATCGATATGTTACGTTAAAGACTCAACTGCATGGCGGTAAAGAGTATACGTTAGCTAATCGATTCTTCGTAAACAATGCAGTAGATGAGCTGATACTCCCTAACCGGATTGTCAGCCTCTTCTGTTTTGACTTACTGCGTAAAGAAGTCTTGCAAGAGCAAGTCAATATTAACGTAGATGCTCCTACCCTCAAAAGGATGGTTGCTCAAACTCTTAAAGAGGCAGGGCATACTGGTGGAGTTAAGTACGAGTCTTTCCCTCAAGGATTGATAGATCAGAAAGGTGACAGGTCAGTGCGACCTCTGCAAGGTAGTGTACAACAAATACTTCGTAGGCTTGGCAAGGAGTTTAACTTTAACCTGTATACAGAGAATGGTACATTAGTTTTCGTATACAAGCCTGACCTAGATAATGTAGGGAAGACTGACCTTGGTAGTAAAGAAGTACATGTACTAACAAACAATGCTATGCGCTCGACTCCTAAGATTGGTATGGCCAGTGCTCTTGTTGTTAGTAACCTTGACCCTAGAATAAAACCCTCGACAGTTTTAGATCTGTCCAAACTGTTAACTATTGCGGCTGATGCCCCTGAAAAGGATCTTGAGCTAGTTGACAATTACTTAAAGAACTTTAGTTCTTACACAAAGTACCAAGCATTTAATGTCCAACATAAGGGCAGTAACTATACGAATGAGTGGATAACTAATGTAACAGCTTTCTCTCCAAGCAAAGGCAATCACATGCCAACTGTAGCTTGGGGCCAACCAAGGAGTTAAGATGGCTAAGGCAACCCCTGCTCATATTATCTATACGCCCGATGGTGGCGACGAGCAAGTAATCAATTTTCATGCTGTAATAGGTGAGGATCACCAAGCTTCTGCACAAGTAACAAAATACCCTGTGCAAACTGGTTACCAAATCTCAAACCATTCAATACGTCAAAACCGCCTAGTTACACTAGAAGGCATTTTCTCAAACACTATACTGAACAATGGCGGCTTTGTGTACGAAGCTGGCGTAAATGGTACGCAGTTTAACGATGAACGTGAGCAGATACCTAATGATGACCAGTACGGTGCCGACACTAACAAAGCTGTCTTCCAAGTGCTTGAAGCTCTGGTAAACTCTGGACAAGAAGTCAAAGTTGTAACAAACCTTGGCGTGTATGAGCCAGTTGTGTTTACTAGATTTAAGACCAAGCAAGAAGCTGGTATGGTTGACTCCATGAGATTTACTTTGATTGGAGAAGAAATAATTAAAGTAAATGAAGATGGATCGACTGCTCCTACTGAGTTAACCTTTGAAGTATTAGAAGGTACTGAGCGAGAGGCTGTTGTTTCGGAGCTAGACGAACTCGGCTACACTGTAGGGTCTTGTGACGAAATCAGTACTACTTCATATCGTGTAGGCGATGACTTTGTAATTACAGGAGTAGACAGTGCTGGACAACCAGTAGAGACTACCTACGTTTACGCAGGACTAGACCCTGCCACTGGTGAGCCTATCTACGAAGTGCATGTATCTGAGTCTGCTGTTGCAGTCGAATCAGGGAATGCTACTGAAGCAAAGAACGACCCATGTGCTGAAGAAAGTTTTGAAGACTCTTTACTTGGCGGTATAAGTCAGGTAGCAAATTGCTTAGTTGGAGAAGTTACTGATATACTGGTAGATGAACTGGAAGATGTTATCGATACAGCTATGGGTGACCTTACACAATCTTTGTATGGTGTATTCTATGATATGACTCAAGGATCTAAGTTAGGGTCTTCTCTACTTAAAGCTGGCATAGGCTGTGTGGTTAGAACTGCTACAGGCGGTGGCGACCCTGACATACCTTACCAACCGGGCGAGAGTCTACCAACTACTGACGATATTATGACTGGTGCTTCTAACGGCTTAGGGCTTACTGAACCAGAACCAGAAATTGTCACTCTCACCCAAATACAGTGTGCATGTTCAGGCGATACGCCACAAGACATTGCCACTGATCTAATCCCTTTACCATTTTAGGATTCCCTATGAACATTGATGACTACAGCATAACTATGCCGGGACGCATTGTAGAGTACTTTCCTGAGACTCAAACTGCTACGGTTAAGATTTCCAATGACCGTACATACTCTACCGACACTGACGATGCTAGTCAGGTTACTCCGTCATTCCTGTATGATGTACCAGTGTTCACTAGTGGTGGAGGGTTCTGGCACATCACGTTCCCTATTAAGACAGACGATCCATGCCTCTTAAGTTTCAGCCAATTCGGTTACGACCACTGGCTATTTAAGAACGAGGACTCTGCGGGGGTGCGTGATGATGGCCACCCACAAGCTTGGACTGAACGAGAATTTGACCTAGCTGATGGTTTCGCGCAAGTGGGCTGGAACAACATACCTACTGCTATTGCAGACTACCACGCTACTGATGCAGAGTTCCGCAACGTAGACCGTGACCAACGTATTGCCTTACAAGAGAATGGCGATATTCATATCAAGACTGGCACAACTACTATCACGATGAATCCTTCTGGCGACATCACGATCAACACTGACACGGACATCACAGCTAACGTGGGTGGCAACATGACTGCTAACGTTACTGGTGATATGAATAACATTGTTGGTGGTAATATGACATCTAATGTTACTGGTGATTCAACTACCACGTGTGTCAACTCAACTACCACGTGTGACAACTCAACTGTAACAGCTTCGGCTTCAGCACTAATCTCAACTCCTGCTGCAACTATCGATGCGCCACTGACTACAATCACTGGCAACTTACTAATCGGTGGAGCCATAGGTGCTGGTGGTGCTGGCATTCCTGCTGGTGGTGGTTCTGTATTCTCTGGCCCAATAGAGACTGATAGTACCATTACTACATCTGATGTGATCACTGGATCTAACGTTATATCTGGCGGCAAGTCAGTTAATGGCCACACGCATTCTAATCCAGAGGGCGGGAATACTGGCCCATTCTAAGGAAACAATATGACATATTTAGCACTAAACAAAACTACTGGCGATCTTATACTAAAAGATGGCGGTGGCGTTGAGCGAGTTGATCAAGGTCGATTCGTAGTGCAGCAAGTCCAATCCAAGTTACGTACTTGGTTGGGCGAGTGGCTGCTGGATCAGAGTGTAGGTTGGTTAAATGTAGCCGACTTTGAAAAGAACTTCTCCACTGCTGACCTAGAACGCAGAGCAACAGAAATTATACTTGCAACACAAGACGTGCTTGCAATCGATTCAATTACATCAACATACAGTAACCGCACACTTACCTTGCAGTTTGTTGCGAGAACTCGTTATGGTGTTATAAACCTAACAATACCTTGGGGAGCTTCCTAATGGCAGGATTAACAAGATCTGGATTTGTACCAGATACATACGAGGCAATCAAGTCTCGCATAGAGTCAAAGTTAGAAGCCCTAAATCCGGGCTTTGACTTTTCTCCTGAGTCGCCAGATGGCCAACTGATTGGTGTAATGGCTTTCGAGATATTTCAGGGTTGGTCACAACTGAACAATGTCTACAATAGCTATAACCCGCAAGTAGCTTCTGGTGCAGCACTACGTAACCTTGGACTTATCTCGGGCTTACCTTATGGTGTGGCGAACCGATCTTTTGCTACATGTGAAGTTACTGGAACTGCTGGTACTATTATCCCACAGGGAACCATACTGACTAATGATGATGGTGATGAATTCTACACTAGCTTTGAGATGGCAATAGGCTCAAGTAACTTACAAGTAGTTGCTGTGAAACCCGGCCCTGTCCCAGTGGATGCAAATACTATAACAACTATCCAGTCTCCAATAGCTGGCTGGACTTCTGTTACAAACTCTACAGCAGGCACAATAGGTTACCTAGCTCAAACTGAGCAAGAGTACAGAAACACTAGACAGCGTGTGGTTATGAGAAACTATAC